TGGTGGGACGCGGGCAACCCCGCCAACATGCTGAACGCCGCCGGCGTGCCCCTGGCGAGCCTGTCAGGCGGCTCGGTCGCCTCCCTGGCCGATCTCTCGGGGTCAAGCCGCGCGATGGTGCCCAGCCTGCCGGTGCAGGCCGCACCGCGCATCAACCGCCTGCTGGGTGGCGCGGGCCTCCCGACGGCGATGCCGGCCGGTGCGGGCCTGGCGCCTCTGCTCGATCCGCGCGTCGGGTTCGCGGTGAACGGGCTTTCGATGGGGTCGGGCAGCTCGTGGACCCGGTATCTGGTCTGGACCCGCCCGAACCTGCGCACCGGGACCAGCTACAACGCCGATCCGGTCACGCTGCTGACCATCGTCTCGACCGTCGTGCTGGCGCTGGATAGCGTCGCGGCCGGCCGGCTGGTGCTGTTCCCCGGCGCGTCGCAGACCGTGCTGTCGGTGACGATGGCGCGGCGGCACACACACAACGTCATCCTGTGCTACACCGAAGGGACGGGCATCGACGCCTGGCTTGACGGCGTGAAGGTGGCAAGCGCGGTCGCGAACCCGTTGCCCCCGAGCAACCCTGGCACCCTCACCTTCCTGTCTGACACGACTGCGACGGGTTCGGCGCAATGCTGGTTCCATGAGGCGGCGACCTGGGAGCGGGCACTGTCCTCGGCGGAGGTGACCACGCTGATTACCGCTTCGGCGCGGTGGCTGTGCGGTGCGCGGCGCGGCGTGAACCTGCTGGTGATCGGCCAGAGCAACGCGGTCAATTCGCTGTCCGATGGCGCGTGGAATCTCTGTGCGCAGGGCCTCGCCTGGCACCTGGGCGCGGCGAGCTATGGCGTGATCGGAAACCAGGGCAGCTCGGCCTACACGGCGATCGGCGGCCATGGCATCTACAACGTGCGCCAGCCGCCCGGCACCGGCGGGATTTACATCGGCGGCACCTTCCTGGCGGACCCCGGCGACGGCTCCAACCCGGGCGGTTGGAGCCTCGGCACGGACGGAATCGCGGTTGAGGCGTATCTCGCTGAATGGTCGGCCGCCGACCTGGCGGACATCGCGGCGATCGTCTGGCCGTGGTTCGAAACCGACAGCACGCGCATCTACAGCGAGGGCGCTTTCTGGCAGGCCGGCGCACAGAATTTTCTCGCCAGGATGCGCGCCATGCTCGGCCGCACCGCCGCGTCGCTGCCGCTGGCCTGGTGGGACCCGATTGCGTTCTGGTCCTCGCCCGGCATCCTGATGGTCCGCGGCGAGATGGCGGCGACCTCGCTGCTCTCGGCACAGAACGCGGTCCGCGCGATGCCGCTCACCGCCGACAGCAATCCGCGCGGGGCGACCTGGGACGCGAACACCGGGCTGATTACCGCGGCGGGCGATAACAACCACCTCGACGCGACCGACAATCTGCGGCTGGGCCAGGTCGCGGCTGGACCGATCGCGCGGGCCGTCCTGGCATCGAGCGGCGGCGATAGTCTCTCCGCGATCCCGTCCGGCGTGACGAGCGTGGGACCGACGATCACGCACGCCTTCCGGCAGAGCAGCACGGTGATCATTGTCACCGTGGCGCACAACGCCGGCACCGATTTGATCGTGCCGCTGCAAGCGGTGAACGGGGCCGGCTGGGCGGTGATGGATGGCGGCAGCGAGGCGAGCCCGGGGACCGTCCGAACTGCGACGGCGTGTGCGCGCGTCGATGCGACGCATCTCCAGGTGACGCTTGGATCCCCGCTGACCTCGGCCAGCTCAGGGTGCCTGCTGTTCTACCCCTACGGCAACACCTGGATTTATCGCGGCAACGCGGTCACGGACAACGCGGCGACGGTCACGCGACCGGCCGGTTGGGACATCGGAGCGGACCTCGGCAGCGGCTGGGATTGGAACCTGCCGCTGCAGGCGACGGACACGCCGGTCCAGTTAAGCGACAGCGCGACATGATGGAACATCAAATGACTTCTGAGGCTGAAATGACAGCCGTGCGCGAGCGCGTCGCTGTGGTCGAGACGCTGCTGCAAACGGTCGCCCGCTCGCTGGATAAGCTGGTCGAAACGGTTGAAACGATGGCGGAGCTGCTGAACCAGCAGAAGGGCCAGAACCAGGTCACGCAGCGGTTGGACTCCGCCATGATCGCGAGCGCCGCCGGTCTGGCTGCCTCGCTCATCACCATGCTTGCCTCTCATTACCTTCAGCATTGACGACCCGCGTCCGCGAGGGACGCACCCACCGGGTCAAGCGCCCGGTGGCAGGCTCCGCTTTACATTCCGAGGTAAAAATGTTCGTCAAACCGGGACACCGGCAGGATGATCCTGCCCGCCCTTTGATCGTGCGCGGGCCGAACGGGCGGCTGTTGCGGCCGGCGGGCGAGGCCGTGCCCGACACCACGTTCTGGTACCGGCGCCTGTGCGATGGCGATGTGGTGCCCGCTGATCCGCCGCCGGCACCGCCTGCGCCAGAGCAGCCACGGCCACGTCCGCCCGGGGCCGTCGCCGTGGCTGCCCCGGTGATCGATCCGGTTGCAGCACGCGCGGCGGCCGATGCGTTCGTCTGGCATGTGCCGGCGCAGGCCGTCGTCGCCGAGCCCGAGCACGAGCCGGCGGCCATCCATGACGAAATTCAGGCGGAGACCAAGCCGTGAGCGAGAGCCTCGCATTCAAGTATTTCCCCTGGCAGTTCTGGCGGCCCTCCGGCGTCAACGCCGAGTTCGACCCAAGCCAGGCCAACACCGCGACGCAGAACCAGCGCGCGCTGCTGATCGGCCAGATCACCAGCTCCGGCACCGCTACCCCGAACATCGCGGTGCAGGCGTACAGCCAGACACAGGTCAACGGGCTGTGCGGTCTAAACTCGATGCTGGCGTTGAAGTACGCCGCCTATCGCGCCTTGGACCCTTTCGGCGAGGTCTGGCTCGGCCCGGTGTCGGATGCGAGCGGCGGCACTACGGCAACCGGCAACATCAGCTTTACCGGCCCGGCGACCGCCGCCGGCACGCTGCCGTTGTATCTGATGGGAGTCTCGATCCCGGTTGCAGTGAACAGCGGCGACACCGCCTCGACCATCGCGACCAACACCGTTGCAGCGATCTCCGCTGCGATCGGGGTGGCATGCACGGCGGCGATCGACGGCACGCACGCGTACCAGGTCGATCTGACCGCGCTCCACAAGGGCCTGGCGCAGAACGACATCGACATCCGGTTCGCCTATCGCGGCGCACAGAACGGCGAGATCATCCCGCCCGGCGTCGGATACACCGTCACCGCAATGTCGGGCGGTGCGAGCAACCCGGTCTTGACCACGCTGCTGTCGAACCTTGGCGTGCAACTCTTTGACTACATCGACCTCCCCTACACCGACACGACCAGCTTGAATGCGTTGGCGACGTTCCTCTCCGATTCATCCGGACGCTGGGCGGCGGAGACGATGCTGTATGGGCATGTCTTCTCGGCCTACCGCGGCACGTTTAGCGCCCGGACAACCTTCGGCACGACGCGCAACGACCAGCACGCAACCATTCTTGGCTTTTATGACAGCCCGACGCCGGCTTGGCTGGAGGCATCAGACTGGTGCGCCGCGCATGTCATCCGGCTTCGCGTCAACGCCGCGCAGGGCCTCGCGACACAGCAACTCAACCTGCTGCCGCCGCCGATCGCCTCGCAGGATACGCCGGGGGAGCGCAACACTCTGCTGTTCGACGGGGTCAGCACGTTCACCGTGGATGCGGCCGGCGTCTGCCGGATCGACCGCTCGATCACCACCTATCAGAGCAATGCGAGCGGCCAGCCGGACAACTCGTATCTGAACACGAACATTATGTTCCAGGCGATGTACGCGGCGCGCTACATCGCGATCCAGATCACGAGCCAATTCATTGCCCCCGGCAAGATCCTGGTCAGCAATGGAACCCTGATCCCGCCCGGATCTCCCGCCACCACGCCGAACGCGATGCTGGGTTCGGTGATCGCGATCTATGCCTACCTGGCGAGTATCTTCATCGTCCAGAACGTGCAGACCTTCGCACAAAATGCCACGGCCGGGCCGGGAACGAAGGGTCAGGTCCTGATGTATCTGCCGCTCGATTTCAGCGATCAGGTCATCAATGTGGGCCTCCTCATTCAATTCAGGCAGAGCACGTAAAGGGGGCTGATCCATGTCCGGAACATTGGCGCCGAGCACGCCGACCAATCGTCGGCTCGCCGGCATCACCGCAGCGAGCGTCAACGGCAGCGCGATCTCGGTCATTGAA